CAGCTTCTGCAGCGATGGCAGATCGTGCAGTTTGGGAGGGCCTTGTTTCTTGTCCTCGACGTGAACCCCAAGCGGGCCCTCGAAGTTCTCGGTCGCATTGACAACCGTCTCGGCAAGCTCGCGCTTGAGAAGCCGCTCCTTAGGCGCGTGACACATCTGGAACTGACCGCCCGCGACCTTGGCGGTGACGACCACCTCAAAATACGCTGTTGGAACAAAGTTCCGGATTTCCAGCTCGCGCTTGCACACGATTGCCAACGTCGGCGTCTTGACGCGACCGACGCCGATCACACTTCGGGCGCCCTGCCCCAGGATCACGGTCGCGGTACGGGTCAGTGACAGGTTGTAGATCTGGTCGGCCTGGCGGCGCGCAACAGCGGCGGCGTAAAGGCGGGCATATTCGGAATTGGGTTTTGCCTGACCGAAAGCGTCGTGGATGCTTTGCGGATCTTGCGCGGTGAACAGCACCCGCATGACCTCGCCGCGATAGTTGTAATGCTCAAGAATTTCCTGACCGATCAGCTGGCCCTCACGGTCGCAATCGGTGGCGAGCCAAACTCGCTCCGCCGAGCGGAGAGCCTCGCGGATCGCCTTGAGCTTGGAAGCCTTGTTGCCGCCGTCGGCAGGGCGGGTGGCGTAGAGCCCCTCGGGTCGGAGCAGGACCGGCGACCAGCGCTTCCATTCCGGAACTGCGTCCTCTGGCTCCTCCAGATCAAACAAGTGGCCCTCGGCCGGAAGAATGTCGCCATAACGCGATCCTACCGCGGCGCGGACGTCTTTCGCCTGGCTCGTTTTCTCGGTGATGACGATTTGGTCAGCCATGAGGGCCTCGTTTTGTAGGTCCAATACGATTTACCGGTAGTGAGAACGTATAGTGAACTCGCGCCCCAGGCAAGTTGGGCGCCGCTCTTCGACCCTGCCCGACGGGGCGGTGGCATTGCGGAACGTCGCCAATTCGACTCCAGGCGCCTCACACTTCTCCATGCCCTCTAGATCGACAAAGCTCATCTCCGTTGCTGAACCCGCTGCAGGCGGCTTGGTTTGCAAATTGCGGGACCGCGCAGGACTGCGGGGCACGGACCACCGTTCCTGTCTCACGCCGCGGGGCACTCCACCTGGCGCCCAGAACTGGAATTACATCGCTGGGGCATGGACCTCGACGGCAGAGGTGGGATCGGCCAGAAATCGAGTTCCCGACTTCAACCTTATTTGGGAAACGATTCGTGCAACCGTCACCGGCCTGCGTTGGTTTACGCCTGACGCCCAATGGGCGGCTGGCGCTCGAACCAGACGACGACGCGCCCGGCATGGACGCCAACGTGGCGGCCCGTCTGGGGGAGGCTTTCGCGAAGGGTTCGGGCGCGGGGCTGCTGCAATTGGGGGCGGTCGAAGTCGGTCAGGTGCTGCCTCCGGTGTTTGTCTGGTGGCGCGACTTCGCGGCCCGCTATGTTGTCAATCTCTGCGGTCAGGCGGACGTCGCAGTGGTGGCGGCGCCCAGCGGCGCGGAACTAGCCGCCCTCGTCCTGAACGCGCCCATGATGTCCGGGGCCGAATATGTATCGGCGGAGGTCTTGCTTGGATTGTGGTCCGCGTTGGGTGCGGCCTTCGAAACGACGTTCGCCGCCGCCGAGACGGACCTGCAATTGTACCTAAAGACGTTGAATCCCGTCTGGAACCTGGTCGGGCGGGTGCATTTCAACCTCGCAGAGAACCGCCGCGACCCAGACTTTCCGTTCGCTTTTATGGCGACCTACACCACACGGCTGTCGGCCAACGCCGAGGCGCAGCATGTCCCGCTTGGCCAAGCCATGCGCGACTACGCCGGGGCGGCCAATCGCGACAAGCTGCTCTCCCTGCTGCAGCCGGTGCAGCGCGCATCGGAGGCCTGCGGCTGGCTGCGCTCGGCGGTGGAAGCCGGAGAGATCTTCCATCCATTGCGCTGGACGGCGGCGGAAGCGGGGCGGTTCCTCGCCAGCGTCCCGGATCTTCAAAGCGCCGGCCTCGTGACTCGGATGCCCGCCACTTGGCGCGCCAACCGGCCGGCCAGACCCAAGGTCAACGCCGTCGTCGGCGCGCGCCCGCCCTCAGCGGTAGGTCTGGACGGGCTGCTGGATTTTAACGTCGATATAACCCTCGACGGCGAGCCGCTGAGCGCTTCCGAGATCGACGCCTTGTTATCGGGAACCGACACCCTGACTTTGTTACGTGGTCAATGGGTGGAGATCGATCGCGATCGATTGCGTCGCGCGATCGATCGGTTCAAGGCGGCCGAAGCGCTGGCCGCACGCAACGGACTTACATTCGCCGAGGCCATGCGGCTGCTGGCCGGCCCTGCGGTGACGGAAGGGGAAGCCGATGTGGAGACGGCGGACTGGGCCGTCGTCTCAGCCGGACCCTGGTTATCGGAAACCCTCAAGGCCTTGCGCGCGCCTGACGGCTTGGCGGTCAATCCCGGCCCTGGCTTCTTGGGAACCCTGCGCCCCTATCAAAAGGATGGCGTCCAATGGCTGCATCTGCTGTCAAGTCTGGGCCTTGGCGCCTGCCTGGCCGATGACATGGGCCTGGGCAAGACCATTCAAGTGCTGGCCATGCTGCTGGCGCACACCCGCGAGGGTGTAGCCCGTCGCCCAAGCCTCCTCGTGGCGCCCGCGTCCCTGCTGGCCAATTGGGCCGATGAGATCGCGCGCTTCGCGCCGAGCCTGAACGCCGCGATCATTCACCCGTCTGCCATGAGCGCCGAGGCCTTCAAGGCGGTGACGCCGGAGGGGCTCGCCGAGCTTGATCTGGTGATCACCAGCTACGGGTCGCTGTTGCGCGCGCCCCCGCTTGGCATAGTCCGATGGCGGTTTGCGATTTTGGACGAGGCTCAGGCGATCAAGAATCCGGTCGCCAAACAGACCCGCGCGGCCAAGGCGCTGAAGGCTGACGCCCGCATCGCGCTGACCGGCACGCCGGTGGAAAACCACCTGGGCGATCTGTGGTCGATCTTCGATTTCATCAATCCGGGCCTGCTCGGTGGCGCGGCGCAGTTCAAATCCTACACCAAAGCCTTGGCGGATCGCCCGCACAATCCCTACGGACCGCTGCGCGAACTGGTGCGCCCCTACATCCTTCGACGGATGAAAACCGACAAATCCGTGATCGCCGACCTGCCTGACAAGACCGAAGTCACCGCCCATTGCGGCTTGAGCCGCAAGCAGGCCGCGCTCTACGCCAAGACCGTTTCGGACCTCGCCGTAGCGTTGAAGGCGCACGACGGGATCGAACGTAGGGGCGTCGTACTGACGACGCTGACGCGTCTCAAGCAGATTTGCAATCATCCCTCACAATGGCTGGGCGACAACCTGTGGGCCGAAGACGACAGCGGCAAGCTCGCCCGTTTGCGCGAAATCGCCGAGGTCGTGGCGGCGCGCCAGGAGAAGATGCTGGTGTTCACCCAGTTTCGCGAAATGACCGAACCGCTACGGGCGTTCCTGTCGGGAATCTTCGCTCACCCCGGTCTGGTTCTGCATGGGGGCACGGCCGTAAAGGACCGCCAAGACCTCGTGGTGGCCTTTCAGAACAGCGAGGCCGCCCCGTTCTTTGTTCTCTCGCTCAAGGCGGGGGGGGCGGGGTTGAACCTGACGGCGGCGTCTCACGTCGTCCACTTTGACCGCTGGTGGAACCCGGCGGTGGAAAATCAGGCCACCGACAGGGCGTTCCGTATCGGTCAGAAACGGAACGTCCTGGTGCATAAATTCGTCTGCAAGGGCACCGTCGAGGAAAAGATCGACGCCATGATCGAGGCCAAGCACGCCCTCTCCGACGAACTGCTGACCGGATCGGCAGAGATGAAACTGACCGAAATGAAGGACGATGAGCTCTTGCGCCTCGTTGCCCTGGACCTTAACGCGGTCATGAAGGACTGAGATGGCCATGGCACACGGATATGGTGGATGGCCGCGCTATGTGCCGGTCGCTGAGCGGCGGGCCAAGGCGGCCAAGCAATTAGAAAACTTGCGCAAAAAGGGTCGGCCGATCGATCCGGTGATCATCGAGGGCCGCGTGATCGCCAAGACCTTCTGGGGCAAAGCCTGGTGCGAAAATCTCGCGAGCTATCGCGACTTTGAAAGCCGGCTACACCGCGGACGAACCTATGTGCGCAACGGCTCGGTTCTGGATCTGCAGATCGCCCCGCTTACCATCACAGCCACGGTGAGCGGCTCGTCGCTGTACACCGTTGAAATCAAGATTGCCGCCGCTCCCAAGGCGCAATGGCAAGCCATCTGCCGCGACTGCGCCGGCGGCATCGATTCGCTGGTGGAACTGCTCCAGGGCCGGTTCTCCCTAGCCGTGATGGACCGGCTTTGCCGCCAGGGCGAGGGTCTGTTCCCCGAACCGTCGCGGATCAAGTTCTCCTGCGATTGCCTCGACCATGCGGACATGTGCAAACACGTCGCCGCGGTTCTCTATGGCGTCGGCGCCAGGCTGGACCGCAAACCCGAACTCCTGTTTCAACTGCGTGCGGTGGATGAGAGCGATCTCCTGGTCAATCTGGACGCGTCCGTGACGCTCTCGGCGAACAAGCCCGCTGATGAAAGAATTCTCCAGGCGGCCGACGTCTCCGCCCTGTTTGGCCTGGACATGGCTCCCGACGACCCGCCTTCGGCCGAAAAGCCCGCGCGGCCGAAGAAGCTGGCCAAAACCGTCACCGCTCCTGCCTTGCCGACGGCCATGATGAACAACACGCGGACGGCCAAAGGCACCGCGTCCCTCGCCCGACCAAAGCCACCGCCCCTCCCGTTGACGCGCGACGGCTTCGTGAAGTGGTGGAAATAAGGAAGGCCCGATCGGTTCACCCGCAATCTGACCGTGCAACTCACCGGCCACGACATGCTCAAGAGACTGGGCTTTGTCCTGATCCAGGTGTTCAGCGACAACCATGATGGCCGGTGGGTCTGACGGAAGACGGGCATGCCCGTCTGTAGGACAGCGGCACCGGCCCCATACAGATAGACCGCAAGCCAGTCTCTGCCTGGCGGGCTCCTGCGCAAGCCAGCGGAAACGCCCAAGATCCTCGCTTCCCGCAACCATACCAAGCGCTTCGCTTCATCCCGCCGAGAGAGTTGGATGCCAGTGCCACTCCCTCCGCCACTTGCCCCCTCGAAAGCGTTCTCCCCATCCGGCTGCGGCCGGATTTCTGCGTTGTTTTAGAGGGTTATGCGCGAAGAGCTGAGCACTGGGAGTGGCGCCGGGTGGCCCGCAAGCGTTCTCTCAGGGCAGATATTCTCCGACCCTCTCGACTGCTCGATTTTGGTGTAGAGCCTGTAACCCTCCGACATTTAGGAATAAATAGAGGGCTGACCTCAACACTTCGATCCCAGGGGCGCTATCGAGACGGAACCGGGATCGAACAACTCTGTCGCGTTTTGGCCGAAAAACAGCTCTATTCTGCCGGCTCAACGACGGCGGTGTGGTTCGCGACGCATACTGAGCGCGAAGTCACAGGACTAGATTGATTTACACTAGCCTGTTGCGGGAGTCGCTTTTTTGCGCGCCTTGATTCAGTCGGATGCAGATTCGGCAGTCCAGAGTGCGCGCTGTTCCTCCCAGCTGTGCGGTAAAGGATCCATCAGATTCGCGAGCGTGACCCTCTCGATCTGGCGTCCGTCGATGATGGCCTCCACCAGTTCCGGAGCCAGCAACGACAGTCGCATCAACCGTGCCATGTAGGTGAAGGCGATTCCCTCCCGCTCAGCCAATTCAGAAATCGTGGCAAACTCACCCGACTCCAGCATCCGCTTCCAGCGAAAGGCTCGGGCAAGCGCCTTGACCAGCGTATTGTCCGTCCGCCTCGGCTGCGCGGCGCCATCTGGCAATTGTATCTCCTTCCGCCCGCCGCGCTTCACGATGCGGAACGGGACGTGGAGCGTCACCGTGTCGAGGATCGGCGCCACGGTGGTCACGCCGCTTTTCCGATGCGGCCGTCCAGCATCTCGCTCGCGAGGCCGCCGAGGCCGTTAAGGCGCAACCTGACGTCCAGCCGATCGGCTCCGATCTCGACTCGCTCGATCAGCAGCGCGACGATGCGCGCCTGCTCGGCCGGAAAGAGTTCATCCCACAGCGGATCGAGTTGTCGGAGCGCCGCACGCGCGTCGGCCTCGGTGATGTCGTCAGCATGGACGCGCGCCGCCTTCCACGTCCCCGCGACCACCTCCGGCTGGCGGAACACGGCGCGGAGCTGGTCAATGACGGCGGCCTCGATCTCGCCCGCGGGGACACGACCCACCGGGCACGAGCCGGCACCGTGCTTCAGCACGGTCTGGCTCACATAGTAGCGGTAGAGCCTATCGCCCTTGCGGGTATGCGTCGGTGAGAACGCCGCGCCATCGGGACCGAACAGCAGCCCCTTCAGCAGCGCGGGCGTGTCGGCGCGCGTGCGCGCGGCGCGCTTGCGGGGGCTCTCCTGCAGGATCGCATGGACACGGTCCCACGTCTCGCGGTCGATGATGGCGTCGTGCTCGCCGGGATAGCTGTCACCCTTGTGCACGGCCTCGCCGATATAGGCGCGGTTGTTCAGCAACCGGTAGAGGTACTTCTTGTCGATCCGGTTGCCGCGCTGCGTGCCAAGGCCACGCGCACCGACCTCGCGTGCCAGCACCGTGCAGGACCCGATCTCGAGGAAGCGGGCGAAGATCCAGCGCACATGCGCGGCGGCTCCTTCGTCGACCACCAGCTTTCGGTTCTCGACCCGGTAGCCGAAGGGCGGCACCCCGCCCATCCACATTCCCTTCTTCCGGCTGGCGGCGACCTTGTCGCGGATGCGCTCGGCCGTGACCTCGCGCTCGAACTGCGCGAAACTCAGCAGGATGTTCAGCGTCAGCCGCCCCATCGATGTGGTGGTGTTGAACGACTGCGTGACCGAGACGAAGGTCACGCCGTTCCGGTCGAACACCTCGACCAGCTTGGCGAAGTCGGCCAGCGACCGGCTGAGGCGGTCGATCTTGTAGACCACTACCACATCGACCAACCCGTCCTCGATGTCCTCCAGCAGTCGCTTCAATCCGGGACGTTCCAAAGTGCCGCCCGAGATGCCCCCGTCGTCATACTGATCGCGGACCAGCACCCAGCCCTCGGAGCGCTGGCTGGCGATGTATGCCTCGCATGCCTCACGCTGGGCATGCAGGCTGTTGAATTCCTGTTCCAGCCCTTCCTCGGAGGATTTCCGGGTGTAGACCGCGCAACGCAGCTTCCGGACGACTTTCGATTTTTCTGGCGGCGCCGTCATCTCCGCCCCCTGTGGTTCTTGAGCCCGAAGAAGGTCCACCCGTTCCAGCGCGTGCCCGTAATGGCGCGGGCGATGGCGGACAGCGACTTGTAGGGGCGGCCCCGCCATTCGTATCCGACGGCGGTGACGGTGACGATCTGTTCGACGCCCTGCCACTCGCGCAGCAGCCGCGTGCCGGTGATCGGGCGGTCGAGATCGACGCGGATGCCGCGCTTCCTCTTGTCGCCGCCGTCCAGTTCCTCGCCGAGCCGTTCCAGACGCCGGATGGTCTCGGGTTTCAACCCGCCATAGGCCAGTTCCTGGATGCGGTAAGCGAGGCGGGTTACCAGATACTGCCGGTTGAAGGGCGGCGGCTCGCTGTCGAATAGCTCGCGCCACTGTTGCTTCAGGTCGAGCGTCGGCGTGGTTTTCAGCGTGGCCACGCGTGCGGGGATGGGATCGGGGTTGTTCATGCAATTTTCCTGCGAGTTGGAGTTGCATGACGGCATTGGTCGGGCGGATAGTGTAGGCAAACTTGTCCAGTATCGTCAGATACTTGGCCCGTTTCCCGCATCCGCAGGCGGACGAGCCCAAGGGCCAGCAGACCACACAGCTCGGCGCGGCGCTCTGCTGGCGTCATCTGGTCGGGCGAAAGCGGATTGGGGCGTTTCAACTTGGTCTCCGTCATCCGGCGCTTTGCTGCAGCGCGTTCTGAGAGAAAAAAGCCAAGTGGTCGGCCTGATCGGGACAGCTGCCGTCAAAAGAGCCTGAGACCGGGAAACGTAGCCGATTATGCTGATCTGAGAGGGTGCCCCATAGTCATTTTTGACCCGGGGTTCCGTATGCTTGTTATGCCCCTTCTCGTTCTACTGCGTACATAACGTCTTTATCAGGAGACGCTGGCGACTTGTCCCGGGGAGATGAATGCGTCTTCTGCCCCAAGACAAATATGTCCGCTTTAGAGAGCTTGTGCCGAGCGGTCTGCAGCTGCATCTATGGCTCAAGGAGAACACGAATGACCGAACAGATTCAATCGGAAACGACCACATCGCCCAAGAAGCCGCGGCAGTCCTCGAACGCGGACAAGTGGGGCGCGAAGGTTATGGAGCAGGGTTTCTGCATGATCCCGTCGCTGCTGCTGCGCGCGCAACGTCGGCTTCACCTGAATCCGTCTCAGCTCGCAGTCCTGCTTCAGATCATCGATCATTGGTGGGACGCCGCTCGCAAGCCGTATCCCAGCAAGAGAGAGCTTTCCTCCCGCCTGGGCATCAGCGAGCGACAGGTTCAGCGGTACATTACCGACTTGGAAAAAGAGGGGCTCCTGCGCCGGCAGGAACGCTACGGCGAGCACGGTGGGCGGCAGACCAACATCTACGACCTGCAAGGCCTCGTGGACAAGCTTGCCGAAATCGAACCCGAGTTCCGTGAGGCGCGCGAACAGGCTCAGAAGATCAGAAAGGCTGCTGCCTCCCCCGGCTGGCGTCCCCAGAAGAAGACCCGGGCTGACAAAGTCGGCTCCAGCTAAGCCCGACTGATCCAGTCAAACCGAAGACCTACCGACGCAGCAGCCAGATGCGCTGCTTCGAACGATCCCGCACGTCCAGATTTTCGAAGGCCAAGAAGAAAGGCGCCGAATGAACCAACATTCCAAACACAAGATTGATCGGTCGCGCCGCCCCTTTGGCGGCGGAAGCGGCGCCATGGACGCCGAATTCACGAAGGAGTGGCGGTGCCATGACTGCGGAAGGCTCCTCGGCAAGACCAACGGCAGTCAGATGCAGATCCGCCGGCAGCCGCTCGACTATGTCGTCGGGTTTCCGGTGCTTGCGACCTGTCCCGGCTGTGGGTCGCTGAACGTGACGAACAAGCCTTAAGCGCGCGGCAACGCGCGCCCCCACCGAACCCTCTGAACCCAAGAGACGCGCGACGTCCTGACCTGGCCACGAGAAGGCGCTGGACGCCTGGCCGCAAGGCAGGCGTCCGATGTCCTTCGCGTGGCACGAGATCCGTGATCACCTCATGCATTCATCCACGAACCTTCACTTCCAGCGCAGTTTCGACGCCGTCCGGCGTGCGCAGGCCCCCCTCACGCCGTTCCGGGATCCGGCGGCCCTGCTGGACGGGCTGCATCGCACGACCGGCGATCCGGCCCGGAAGAACGTGATACTCGCCGCGCTGGTCGGGGCGGCGCAGGGCGACGGGCCCGCGTCTGACTGCGCCCTGACGGTGCTGTTGCTGGCGCTCTGGCCTGGCCTCGACGCCATCCGGCGCCGGTCGATCTGGCGCAGGATCGGCACCGCCGACGAGGTCGCGTCCGACGTTCTGGGGCGCACCACCGAGGCGGTATGCGGCCTCGATCTCGGGCGGGTCAACTGGATCGCAGCCACGGTGCTGCGCAACGTCGAGCGTGACATGATCCGCGTGCGCCAGCGCGAACAGGCGCGCGAACATCTCGCCAGCGGCGCCGATCCCGACGAGTTCGAGGACAGCGGCGACAGCGGGATCGGCGCCGACGGGTACGCATGGCTGAACAGCGCCGTGCGGAAACTGCTCGGCGATGACGCCCTGCTGGTGATCCGCGTGGCGGTCGAGGGCTTCTCCCAAGCCGAGGTCGCCGCCGAACTGGAGCTGACCGAGGCCGCCGCCCGCAAGCGTTACCAGCGCGCCATGCGCAAGCTGCGCGACGCCCTCCACGAAATCCCCTGAACCGATGTCCCGATCCGGCCCCGCCGGTGGCTTTTCCCAAATGATCGGCGCGCGCCGCGCCGGTCAGCGATGCACGAGGACAGACCATGCAGGAAACACAGCCAGTCCCGATCGAAGAGATGGTCAGGATCCCTGGCCTCTACCGCCGTTGGGAGCTTTCCGAACTTTTGAAACACCACCGGGCCTACCGCGTCGAGGACGCAGGCTCGCATGCAGATGGCACACCGCTCTTGGCCATCTACGCCGCCAGCGACACGGACGCCGACGGCCCGAACGTGATCAGCCGATGATCAAGGAGCCAAAGATGCCATTTCCAGAGAACAAGCCTGATTTCGATAGCCTGATCAACCTGTCCGCTGCCGGGCCTGAGGCGATCCGCGAAGGCTTCGGGCCCACCCGCACCGTCCGGTCCGGCACGCTGAAGCTAATGCACGCGCAGAACGAGGCCGCGCAATGACAGCGCTGGGATCCACCAACCATACCATTGAAGGTCTGCCGGGCTTGGTCGAACGCGCAGCCAGCATGCTGTCAAGCGCCAAGACGGCGGCCGAGGTGCTGGAGGCGCGCGAATTCGCAGGGCTGGCCTATGACGCCGCCAAGCGTGCCGCCCGACTGACTCGTGCCAAAGCCGCGCATGATGATCTGATCGCGGCCGCCCACCGCGCGCAGGCCCATGCACTTGAAATCGAGGCAGCCGCCAAGCGCCGAATGGCTGATGAATATGACACGGCGCAGGCACAGGGTGATGTGGGGCAACAGGGCGCGAGGACTGACCTCGTTCGCGATGCGAACGACGTTGCTGCAACCGCCGCCGATCTCGGACTGAACCGCCGCGAACAGATCCACGACGCCCGCATCATCCGCGATGCGGAGGCGGCCGACCCCGGTCTCGTGCGTCGCACCCTCGATGAGCGGCTTGAACGGGGCGAGGAGCCGACGCGGGCAGCGCTACGACGTGCAGCCGAGGCACGGCTGGAGCGGTCGATCGATCGGCTCAGGCGCACGCAGGAAAGTGTCCAGCGTCTCGAGGCGGAGAAGGCATCGCCGCTGAGCCCCGAGGAGCGGGCCCACCAGGTCGCGGTCTTCGGCACACTCGAGGACCGGGCGATCTGTGCGCGGATCGACGAGATCGTCGAACTCATCGGCGAACAGCCCGATGCAGCCGAAGCCGTGCGCCGCATCCCGCCGGCGTCGCGCCACGCCATCGACACCGTGCCGATCCGCCGTGCGGCGGCCTGGCTCACCGGATTCAGCACCCTTTACGAACAGGAGGCCCATCATGGGAACCATGCGTCTGAATGACGTTGTCGCCGAGATCGTCGGCGGTGCAACCGGCAAGCTGGCCGTTACGCCGGAGGTGCCGTCATGAACCGCACCCTACCCATCATTCTCGCCGATCAGCGTCTCGCTGAACGCCGCGGCATCAAGGCTGCGATCTTCGGCAAGAGCGGCATCGGCAAGACGAGCCTGCTGTGGACGCTGAACCCGGACACGACGCTGTTCTTCGACCTCGAGGCGGGCGACCTCGCCATCGAAGGCTGGAGCGGCGACACGATCCGCCCGCGCACCTGGGAAGAGTGCCGCGACTTCGCGGTGTTCATCGGCGGCGCCAATCCCGCCATTCCCGATGGCCGGCCCTACAGCCAGCGGCACTACGATGAGGCCTGCGCCAAGTTCGGCGACCCGCGCGCGCTCGATAGATACGCCACTATCTTCGTCGACTCGATCACGGTCGCGGGCCGCCTGTGCTTTCAGTGGGCGAAGGAACAGCCCGAGGCCTTCTCCGAGAAGACAGGCAAGCCCGACATCCGCAGCGCTTACGGCCTGCATGGCCGCGAGATGATCGGCTGGATCACGCATCTTCAGCACACCCGCATGAAGGACGTGTTCTTCGTCGGCATCCTCGACGAGAAGCTCGATGACTTCAATCGTAAGGTCTTCGTGCCGCAGATCGACGGCGCAAAGACCGGACTCGAGCTTCCCGGCATCGTCGATGAAGTGCTGACGATGACGGAACTCGCCGACGGCGCGAACCGGCTGCACCGCGTGTTCGTCTGCCAGACGCTGAACCCCTGGGGTTATCCCGCCAAGGACCGTTCCGGCCGCCTCGACCTCGTCGAAGAAGCGCACCTCGGGCGACTGATAGCCAAGATCGGCGACCCCGGCCGCTCCCCTCTCGAACGCCTCACGTTCAGCCGCCCGGCGCCTGTCGCCCCGGACGCTGACGCCGCTCACCCCAACACCAAGCCCTGATCTAGGAGCATCTCATGACAACCGCATGGAACGATTTCAACGACGCCAGGCAGAACGCCAACCTCATCCCCAAGGGCACGATAGCCCAGGTGCGGCTCACCATCCGCCCCGGCGGCTTTGATGATCCCTCGCAGGGCTGGACCGGCGGCTATGCCAAGCGTGGCACCACGGGCTCGGTTTATCTCGACGCCGAATACACGGTGCTCG